CTGTAAAGTCAATTTTTTTTGTCATACACTTTTAACTGCTGCTGCAATCATTTTATCAACACTATCTTGCATTGATAATCCTTGATTTTCTGTTCTTCTATAACCAACCTTATACATTCTATCGCCACCAGAAGTAGTTTTGCTTTGAGCTTTACCACCACCTCGTGAGATAGTCATATTGTCTTGGTTTCTTTTGTGCATTTTCATTGTCTTTGGCATAGAATATTTTTTTATACCTGGTTTAAAAACTTCTGACATTTGTTCCTCTCTGTAAGTTAAAAGGAGCAGGTAAAGACCTGCTCCCTAATAAATACTATTACGAAGTATTTAAGTTAAATATACCGTAGTTTGCATTTGGTGAACGACATACTAGAGTCCATTCAGCTAGTAATAATCTCTTATCACTATCACCAGTTTTCGCTAGTTCAGATGTTTCAAACGGTCTTAGGAATGCAACTTCCCAAGTATCCATTTGTAGAATATCTACTCGTGAATTCATTGAGTGTCTATCTGGGATGAAACTTACTTCTCCAAAGTCAGAAACATATACATCAACTGCACCGATAACTGTCATATCGTCTGCGTTTTTGTATTGTGTTGCTACACCATTAAATGCAGATGCTAATACTTTATTACCAGGTGACATCAATACCGTGTCAGGGTTTCCACCTAACTCGTATGATTTTTGTAAACCTGCTTTAAGTAAAGCTTCTGTGTAAGCTCTAGCTGTTCCACCTGCAATTGCAGTTGCACCTGTACCTACAGGTTCTGCCGAAGGTGATCCATTTTTAGAATAGTTATCTGCATTTGTTCCGCTTGAACCTGTACCTGCGATTTTACCGCCATACCTATCTGTACCAGATATGATTACTGCTTCAGCAGATATTTGTGTTCTATTATTTAGACGATCAGTAGGAATTTGTGTTGTTCCTGCATAATCATCACCTTCTATTTGATGGTTGTTTGCTGCTGCTCTAAGTCCATCTGTCTGCCACTCATGTAAAGTGGAAGTAGCTGTACCTTTTGCAGCATTTGTCATAAAAGGAGTTTCAGTTGGTGAAATATTATATATTACGTCCTGAAGATCTTCTTTTATACCAATCGCATCGTAAGTATCAAAAGTTCCTGATGGCTGTGCCATATTTTAATCTCCGATTAATTATTAGATAACATGGCAGACAACACCTTTTGTGCATCTTTAATGTTACCTGATTTTTGTAATTTTTTCATGCGATCATTTACACGCAACTGCTTATCAGTAGAACGAGAATTATTTTTACCCTCTGATGATACAACACGATTTGTTGGTTTAACTTTTTTACCTTGTAAGTTTTTCTTTTCAAGCAACTGATTATACTTCATTGCATCGTGTAATGTTTTTACTGCACGATGATCAACAACCATGTTGACTTCTTCCTCGGTATAACCTTGCTTCATAGCAAACTCACCAATATCTTTCATTAACTTTGGAGATTTTTTTTCATCACCGAATATCGGCATTGCTTCAATTAATCTTCCTCGTTCATTTTGGATATGATTTTGATAAATCAGTTCCTGCTCTTTTCTTTGTTCCTTTGCTAACTTCTGTTTTTCTTGCTGAACTTGTAATTGCAATTCTTTTTTGCGATCATATTCAGCTTTTTTTACAGCATAGTCTGTTGGATCAGTTTGAGCTAGTGTAACCCAATCAATGTTCTCATCAGTTTGTATATTTTGTTCTACAATCTGAAGTTTTTGTGCGTATTCATCACGCATTTGTTTTACTGCTTGTTTGTCTTTGGAAATCGCATCCAGTTCAGAATCTAATGATCTTCTTTGGCCGCTAAGTTCCATCGTCTTTTTGGTATAGTCCGATCCTTTAGAGTAACCTTCCTTTAACTCATCTAAGCTAACTCTTTGAGATTTACCATTAACAGTAATATCAAAAAGTTCTTGTTCGTTTTCCGTAGTGGTTTCGTCATTATCAACTAAATCTTCATCCGAAATATCATCTACTGACAATTCATTATCTTCTTCAAGAGTGTCTTGTGCAGTTTCTTTTACTTCTTCTTTTGGCTTATCTTCGCTTCTTGCAGTATTAATAAGATTGGCGAATGCCTGTTGTGTTTCCTGTATCGTTTCGGTTGGTTTTGATACAGATTCCGCACTCGGATTATCTGTCATAAAAACTCCTATTGTTTTTTATTTAGTTTGCCAGTTTCCATAACTGACTTAATATTCACTAAAAGCACATCAAACATTTTACCCATAAGATAAATTTTTTCTCTGCCTTCGGAATCTCGTGCAGGTGAATTTAAAAACTCACCGTATAATTCTTGTTTTATTTGTTTTATTGCATCCTGGAATACAGGATTGTCTAAAATATTTTTTGCTAATTCTGATCGTTGTTTTTCTTGATCAGGTGTCATTAAATTCCTGAACTTTCATCATCATAATCATCAGCAGGATCAGAGCCAAATGGATTGCCACCAATAATTATATTGCCACCACCTGTCATTTGATTACTTGATGTACCACCTCTGCCTGTTCCATAATAAGTTCCACCTGAACCAGATGGATCATAAATAGTTCCTGAATTTTCGCCACCTGTTGTATAATTATTATCTGAACCAGAAGTAAATGTATAACCTGTATCACCTGTGCCACTATTATAAACTTGTTGGTAAGTGTCACCATACACATCTGTTACTGGCTCATTCATGTTGTTAGCAGGTAACATACTTTCAATACCACCAACATTTGTGTTAATATTCTTAGTACCAATATCAAAAATAGGATTTTGGTTTTTATCAAAATTACCTGTAAAAAAACCTCTATTCATTAATTCATTCAAAATAAAATTTTTTCGTAATTCATTTTGACCACCAAATCCTAATTGAAATAATGGTGGCATCATACCCATACCTAATGTAACTTGTGTTCCTTTACTTGGAAGAAAACCTAATGGACTATTTTGTAAAAAACCACTTTTTAAATAATCAAGTAACTCTTCATCAGTAGCACCTTCCATATCTTCAAAAGACATATAAGGTCGTTCTTCAACTTCATCATCACCACCACCTGTAACCTCATTTGCCAGGTTATTACTAAACTGATCTATTGGCTGACAAACTCCATCAATTAACTGATAACCTGGAGGACAAGGATCATCAACAACAGGAGTTGTTTGTACTGGCGGATTGAGAGGTGGAAACTGTTGACCTTCTTCTCGTAAATCAAATATTGGATTTATTGATGAAGGTTTTTCATACGGCTTATTAATATAATTATTTATTATATCTTGTGCCGTAGCAGATTGCATAAAAGGACTAAAAGTTACCATTAGTTTAATCCTTGCTGCACTATTTTACTTGCTAGTTTTTCTTTTTCCATATCTAAATTATCTGTATCCTTCACAACTTGTGTTGCGAGTTTCTGTTCTTCCAAATCAATTTTTTTTGCTTTGATTGTTGAATCAATTTGTAATTTTTTATTTGCTAATTCTAATTCAGCAGCGGCTTTTTGCTGCCTTAACTGAATATCCTGTTGTGCCACCTGTAATGCAGGATCAACTTTTTGTTGTTTTTGTTGCGGTTGAGGTGGAACAGCAGCAGGATTATTGAAAAATGGTGACGCATCCTTATAACCTGAGTTTTGTAAATATTGTTCAAGAGTATTGTATATGTTTTGCGGTGTCACCATATTCAAACCACCTTGCATAATAAGTTTTTCCTGTACGGCTAAAACTCTTTGCAAAACTTCTAATCTCTGATCTTGATTGCCAGTTCCTAAACCAACTTGTACTGTTACATCATAACGATTAAACCACTCACGAGGATTCATCGGTACAAAATCATTATTAATTCTAATTAATCTTTCAGCATCCTGGTATTCACAAACAATAGCAAACATTGTTTTAAATATATCTTTCACTCCTTCTGCAAAGTTTCTTGCAATAAGTTCGATACGTTGTGTTTGTGCCATCATCATTTGGTTTGTTGATGTAGCGGTAGTGTGTGACTTGTTTATTGTGTCAGGATTTAAACCCATTTGCTGCTTGGCAACACCTGTTCTTGATTCTTTTATTTCATCAATCTTTTTCAGCATCGCCAAACCTTCATTTAAAAAATTTGGTGTTTGCATCGGTGTAACAGCATTTGGTGACTTAACTCTAACTACTCCACCTGCTCGTGAAGTAAGTAAATCATCTAAGTTTGCTTGACCATCCACAACAAGTGTTCTTGCGTGATTTTGGAAATACATATTATCAAGTGTATTTCTTAATATCGTAGAAGAAACTGCCTGAATATCAGCAATAAGATCGTAAAAACTTAATCCAAAGAAACGATACGGCATTGGAATTGCTCTTACCATTGTTAAAGGAATAAAAGGTATTTCTTCGTTCTCTAGCAGCTTATAATTATTGTATCCGTTGCCACCAACAGTAACTTTTCTAAGCTCTGCAATGCCATCACCATCCATATCTACTTTTAAATAGCATTCCGTAACATTAACCACGGCTTGTGAAGGATCAAGAGTGCTTACATTCAAGTCAGTTGACGCATCATCATAGCTTCTTCTAACAACAGCTTCGGTATTAAAAACTTCTTCGTCTGATACAGGCAAATTATCAACAATGTCTGCATCATATCCCATGTCAATTAACTCTGATCTCGTTTTATAAACTCTATGAGCTATAAAATTACAATCTTTCATTGACGTTGCTCTTTTAGAAACCAAAATATCTTCTGGCGGTACACTTTCGATCTTAACTCTGCCTAAATCTTTGTTTCTAATTACTTCAACATCGTATTTGACAGGGAAAAGAGCATCGTCTGATGATTTCTCATCGACTTTTGTTACCTCAACCTCTGTATCAAGGAGTAGTGAATTGTATTCAACTTCAGTAAGGTCTTGGTATTGCTCTTTTCTCTGTTCTTGTGATGTACTCCAATAGATTTTGCAAAAACCATTCTTTTGTAGCAATGCCGTTTTAAATAAATCGTATAAAATATTAAAACCATCGTTATCTTTGTTAAAAATGTGGTTACAATAATTAGATATACTCTCTGCAAACCTACTATCTTCTGGTTGCGTTGGTTCAAATCTTACCATGCGATCACTTTGTGTAAACATACGCATTAAACTTGGTAAAACTGACTCTACTGTTTCCAATAATTCTTGTGTTACAACAGCACTTCTACCTTCAACCTCGTTGCCGTATGGCTCACCAAGATAATATTTAAGTGATTGCTGTCGTTGTTCAGATAAATCAGAAGTGTAAAAC